GTTAAAATCTGTCTTTTAGCTAACTACTACGTGGAAGTTCGAATCTTCCCCCTACAGCTAAATAAATACAAATGGTAAAATCATATATAGAAACTCCTTATGGAGAGATTTACAGAGACGAGTTGTTAGACTCTCTTGTGTTAGAGTTTGAGACTGATGACTTTTCTATGTTCTCTCCAGACCTAGCAATGGATAATGAGATTGACAATTGGTTAATAGATAATGACTATAAGATATTAGATCGCAATATGTATTTTAATGATCCTATATTAGATAGTTTAAACTATGTTTATTACAACGAAGAAACTGGTGATTACGAAGAGGTAGAGATACCTATCGGCATGGACAGTACTATTGATGTTGGTATGTTTATGCTAAAGTACAAACTAGAAAAAAAATAATGTATCTATTAAAGATTAGTAAGAAAGGAGAGAGTGTTACTGATGAAGACAATGGGGTGCTAGGCGTTCCAGAGTTTCAAAAGGTTTTAAAAGATAAGAAGTTAGGGCAGAAAGGAATGAGGTTTGTTGCTTTGAGTCAAGACTACGATTCACCATATAGATACTTAAACGAGAAGGATAGGGTTCGGCAGATATGCACGGACTTAACTGGGAAGCCTGAATGGGCTGACATTAAACATCCTTTGATGAAGGCGGCTATAGAGAAGTATCGCAAACTACAAAGAGATCCTCTTGACGATCAGTTAGAGGCGTTTAACAAAAAGATAGATCAATACACTACACTTATTAATGAGTGGCACTTAGATCAAGAAACTGCTGAAGACCTTCAGAAAGTTATGATCGGTATTGAAAAGCTACTAGGTACTCGTACCGTTTTGCTGGAAGCAATAGAGCGAAGGGGTGAGAGAAAGACTATTAGTGGTGAACAAACACTTAGCTTTCTAGAGAATAGAGAAGTTAGACTAAAAGACGTTTAATGGCTAAGAAATTTGACGTACAGGCTTACAGGCCAATACCTAACAACGGACATCCTAAACTAGATGCAGATAGTCTTGCGTATCAAGATTATTGGGAGGAAGAGATGCACAGGTGTATTAATGGCTATAAACCCCCTGGTGGGGAGTGGATACCTGGTAACTACTACTGGTATCTAAACTACTACATGATTCTTGGTAATGATGGTAGTGATGGAAATCGTAAAAGCTTAATATACCCCTGGTATAGGGATATGGATAGAGAGTATTTTAACCTCTTCCATACTTGCAGGGAGGAAGGTAAAGGGATGATTGTGATTAAAGCTAGGGATAAAGGGTTTTCCTATATGAACTCAGGGCTAGTCGGTCACGAATTTACTTTCTTTCCGCATTCCGAGGTAGGAATTGCGGCTGGACTTGGGGTGACAGCAAATTCTTTCTTTGACAAAGTCAAAAAAGGGTTGCAGAACCAACACCCTAATTTTCGGCATGGTTGGCTTAAGGATACTAAAGATGTTCTTAGGGCTGGGTACAAGCAAAAGAATAATGAAGGTAGGTGGGAGATAGGCGGTTATCAATCTGTTATACATTGTAGAACAATGGATGATCCTGAAGTTTACAAAGGTGAGCGTCTGTCAATAATGATATTTGAAGAAGCTGGGGAGTTTAAAAGATTAAAGAACGCATACATGTCATCTAAGGCCTGTTTCATGGATGGTGCTTATCAGTATGGCGTTCCTGTTATTGGTGGAACTGGGGGTGACATTGATGCAGCGTCTGCTGACTTTATGGATATGTATTATAATGCAGAAGCGTTTAACCTAATCCCTATGTTTATACCTGCATCTAAAGCTCTTCACGGATTCTTTAGTCCTAAGACTGGAGTGGATGACGACAAAAAAGCTTATGAGTATATAGAAGGTGAGCGACAAAAGATACTTGACAACGGTGGGGATAGTAAGGCGTATAACTTACACTTACAAAACTACCCTCTTACAGTACAAGAAGCATTCTTAAAAACTAAAGGCTCTAGGTTTGATATAGCATTACTTAATCAGCAAAGGGCTAGGGTTCAGACACTTGCAGATCCAGAGCAACACATTACTACTGGTAACTTAGATTGGGTAATAAATGAGAATGGTTTAACAGATCAAGTTGTGTTTACGCCACACCCTCACGGTGCTTATAAAATATTGCACGAACCACAAACACACATGAGTGGTTTAGATATTGGTGGTATTGATTCTTACGATCAAGATCAGGCTGGTGCTGCTCCGTCTTTAGGTTCTGCTATGATATTTAGAAGGATAGCTGATACTAATCAACCATACAGGCTACCTATTGCTGAATACACAGACAGACCTGAAACAGCAGAGCAATTTTATGACGGATGCTTAAAGTTAGCCGTCTACTATAACGCACAAATGCTTATTGAATATACAAAGATTGGTATATTAGACTATTTCCTCAGAAATAGGGCGCAAAAATATTTAAAGACTAAACCTAGGTCTGCACACTCTCCTGGTACTAAGACTAGAAATAACTACGGTATCCACATGAACAAGCAAATTAAGGCGTACATGGAGTCTTTGATGTATGATTACATAAAAGAAAGAGGTGATGAAATCTGGTTTATAGACCTGTTAGACGAGCTTTGCGACTGGGGTTCTAGGAACACGGATAGAGCAATCGCTTTTGGTTTGTGTTTAATCCACGAAAATGATAACTTTGCAATTGAAGTAAAAAATAAAGAAACTGAAGCCATAAAAGAAAGTGGTTTTATATATTATAAATACGATAATAACGGTACTCCTATAAAGCATATAAAATAATGAAGAATTTTCCTAGCCAATTAATACCTGACTCTAAAAAAGATAAGAAGTGGTGCGAGCACATGCTTGACGCTATTGTAAATTCTACAGATCAAGTAGATAGCCCAGAGAATAGGTATAAATTAAAAGACATTAGAAACTACGATATATATAATGGTGATTTTAATAGAGATGACTATAAATATCTTACTGAACAGTATGGGTACAATTACCCTGCAAGATTAGTAAACTACCCTATTGTGCAACCTAAGATAGATCTGTTGCTAGGAGAAGATCTTCATAGACCACTTGATACTAAGGTAGTTACAATAAATCAAGAAGCTATTAATAGAAAAGAAGACCATAAAGTTTCTATGGTTATGAATAAGCTGCTTGAAGAAGTTAAGGAGCAGATGGGTGAAATGGGTATAGATGTTAAGACTGAAGGTCAAGAAATACCTATACCTGACGATATAGATACTTTTATGAGATACAACTACAGAGAGTCTATTGAAGAGTCTGTGCAAGATGGTCTTGAGTTTCTTGTAAACAAGTACAAGCTTAAAAACAAATTTAAAGAAGGATTTAGAGATTTACTTATTACAGGTAAAGAATGTTATAGGGTAGAAATAAAAGATAGTGATCCACACGTTAGGAGGGTAGACCCTAGAGCTTTGGCTTACGACTTATCTACAGAGACTGACGATCTTGGAGAAGCTAACTGGATTACAGAAGAAAGATGGCTATCTCCTAGTGATATAGTAGATGAGTTTGGTGAAGTACTTTCTGATAAAGATATTGAGCTTATAGAGTCTTTATCTAACCAAAACAGTCTTGACCTTTATTCTGAATACAGAAACTGGTACATGAAAGGTGAGTCTGGTGAGCTTAGAGTTAAAGTTGTTCATGCAGAGTGGAGATCACTTAAGAAAATGCAATATAAAATAAGCCCTAACAAACATGATGAAGATAAACCATTTAGAAAGATGGTTTCTGATAAATACAAAAAACGTAAGGGTGAAAAGATAAGAAAAGTTGTTATTGATGATATTTGGCAGGCAACTAAGATTGGTGGTAAGATTATGGTTAACTGCCAAAGAGTGCCTAATCAAATAAGATCTTTAGACGATCCTAGTGCAGCTAATCTAAGCTACATAGGTGTTGTAAGAAATCATACTACAGGTAACCCTGTATCTATGGTAGATTTGCTTAAAAACGTGCAAATGCTTTACAACATAACTATGTATCATATAGAACTATGTATGGCTAGGTCTGGTGGTAAAGCTGTTGTGTATGATGTAGCACAAATGCCAGCTAATTTAGGTATGAACATGCAAGATGTAATGTATCATATAAAAAATGATGGTATTATACCTATCAACTCTAAGGATGAAGGTTTACAGGCTCAAACATTTAATCAATTTCAGCAAATAGACTTTACATTATCTAATTCTGTACAGCAACTTATAAATCTTAAAGTAATGCTAGAAGATATGGCTGGTCAAGTATCAGGTGTAACTAAGCAGCGTGAAGGTCAAGTTGAACAGTACGAGCAAGTAGGTAATCAACAAAGAGCTGTAGTACAGTCGGCTACTATTACAAGATCCTGGTTCTGGTCGCACGACATGGCAAAGCAAGATGTACTTATGCGTTGCGCTAACTTAATGAAGGTTTGTTGGGCTGAAGGGAAAAAGACTGCAACTGTTTTTGGTGACGGTACTTATAAGTTTATATCAATAATGCCAGATGTAGCATTAAACGACTACGGAGTATTCTTAGGTGATGGAGGTAAGGACGAGCAAATGAAAGCTGCTGTAACTCAGCTAGCTCAATCAGCTTTACAGTCTGGTCAAATAGATATGCTAGATGTAATTAGAATATATAAGTCTGATACTATGACTGAAGCAGAGCATATTCTTGAAAGAGGTTTAGAAGCTGCTAAAGAAATGCAAGCACAGCAACAACAAGCTATGTCTGAGCAAGCTCAAGCAGAAGCACAAGCTAAACAGCAAGAGCAAGAGATTGAAATTGAAATGAATAAGCTTGATAACGAAACTAGAATTAAGGTTGCTGAAATACAGCATCAATCTAAACTAGAAACCGCAGAAATACTGTCTGATGACGCTTACGGAACTAAGCGCGCAGACGCTGCATTAAATCAAATGGAAGGACAATTAAAAGGTCAAATTAAAGATTAATTTTTTTTAGTAACAAATTTTTAGTAATATTGCAAAATGGAAGCAGAGAAAAAAGAAACATTAAGCGAAGAGGTTAAGGAGTTTAATCCTGAAGCTTTTGCTGGACTTGATAAGCTAGTAGATACTGTAGGTCAAGTTGATGAAGAAAAATCTGAAGTAGAACCTACAGCTTTAGTAGAGGAAACTGAAGATAGCGTACAAGAAGATGTACAAGAAGATGATGATTCGGATTTTGATTGGGGGTCTGATCAAGAAAAAGAGGTTGTAGATGAGGTTGAGCAAGAAAGCTCAGAAGATGATTGGGATTTTGATGACTCTAATAAGTCTGAGGAAGAATCTTCTACCGAAGACGATGAGTCTAAAAGCGAAGAAGGGCTTAACTGGGATTCAGTAGCAGAAGAGCTTGGCTTAGAAGGCGCATCTAAAGAGGATATTATTAAAGCTTTAAGTTCTAAAAATGAGCCTGAAGTAGTTAATGATACAACTAAAAAGTACGAAGGATATTTAGCTTTTTCAGATAGAGAGCTTTTAGCTGCTGATATGAAAGCAACTGGAATGGATGAGTACGATGTTGACGATTCTCTTGATAGAATGGAAGACTCTGGAATGTTAAAGCATGAAGCTTTAAAAATTAGAAAGCAATTAAGAAATGCTATTCGAACAGAAAAAGAGTCAGTTCAGAAAAGTGAGCAAAGCAAAGTTCAAGAGCAAAAGCAAGCTCAAGAACAAGCAAGAAAAGACTTGCAGTCTCACCTAAAAGGTTTTAATAATTACCTTGGAGGGAAAGTAACTGTAGAACAAAGAAAAGATCTGTATAAGTATATAACAAACGGTAACTTTAATGAGGACATTTATAAGTCTCATGCCAATGTTGCGGAGGCAGCGTTCTTATGGAAGAACCGATCACAAATACAGAAATTGCTGAAGTCGCAAGGCTTCGAAGAAGGTAAGGGTAGTGTATTAGACAACCTTACTAATAAAGGAGGTAGAGGAAACAGTAAGCCTAAATATAAGAAGGGCTCTGGATTCGATCCTTCAGCATTTATGGGATAATAATTTTAATGCTGTCAATGTTACGTTTTAAAATAATAATTAAGTAAATGCAATTTTTAAATTATTTTATTAATATTTCTAAATTGTAAAAAGAAATGAAAACAACAAATGCAACTTTTGGAACGGACACTCAGGTGTCTAATTCCTTGGTAAGCGCTATGTTAAAGCACCCAGAGATTTCTAGTACTTTAATTCAGCAATACCCTCGTTACGCACTAACGTACCTATTAGAAAGAACAGGTCGTTATGCTAACGTAAAAATCGCAGGTGACAAATCTTTCGAATGGAAAGTTTTAGGTCGTACTGGTCAAAAAGTAGAGTTTTCTACAGGTCATAGCTTAACTACTCAATCTGGACTTCAAGATGTAACTGTTCAAGTAAGCAACACAGAGCTTTCTAAGTATGATGTTGTTATGGATGGTGCTGGTAATGTGGGTCAAGTAGTTGACGTATTGGTAGCAGCTGGTACTGCAGACGGAACTGCTCTTAAGCCACCAGCTGTATTAACAACTGATATTCACAGTTCAACTGCTGATGGTTATGGTTATTCAATTAGATTTGCTAATGGTCATGGTAATTTAAACGGAGGTGAAACTCTAGCTCGCATTGGTTCTTCTTTTGGTGAAGGATCTAAAGGCGATCAAGTTTCTGAAGGTATGACTTACCCAGAGACTCACAAAAACTGGTTGACCCTTAACAGACGTAAATTGTCTATTACAGGCTCTGCTTTAACTGATGTAACTTGGATTGAAAACAATGGATCTAAATTGTGGTACTTTACTGCAGAGAAATTGTTTACTGATGAGTTTATGTATCAATTAGAGCTTCAACGATGGTTTGGAGTAAATAATGTTACTACTGCTGCAGGCTCTTACACTTTCCCTGGAGACCCTGGTGCTGCTGATAGCTTTGGAAACCTTATGGGTGATGGTATTTTAGCTCAAATTGATGGTGCTAATAAAGATGTTTACACTATTTCTTCAGGTTTGTCTGAAGATAATTTAGCTAAATTTATTGCTAAACTATCTCGTAACGCAAAATCTCCTGAAGGTAATGAGTGGGTAGTATTTACTGGTACTGAAGGTAGATACCAATTCCACAAGGCTATGAAAGGAATTACTGTAGGTGCAGATTCTACTGGTGGAGCTACTGGTGGTTCTATGCAGTCTATGAAAACTGGATCTGACGTATCTCTAGGTGTTAATTATACATCTTACAATGTTTTAGGTAATAAACTAACTATTGCTTACTGCCCTGTATTTGATGATACTAACGCTCATGGTACTGCTGGTGGAGATGCAGGAACTATGTCTGGTAAACTTGTATTCTTAGACTTCTCGTCTGTAGATGGTGTACCTAACATTCAGTTGGTTGCTAAAGGTTCTGATGGTATGAATAGAAATTATATCAAGAAATATATTCCTGGTATGGTAAATCCTTACGATCAAAAATCAATACTTGCTGCTAACGGTGACGACTCATTCACATGTCAAATCATGTCTGAATCTGGAGTTATTGTTCGTAATCCATTGTCTTGCGGTATTTTAGCTGGAGAGTAACAATAGATTGTATACTATAAGAGGAGAGAGAAATCTCTCCCTTTAGAACGCAAACAAGTATAATTTAAAAAAGAGAGAAAATGAAACATCCAGTAATTGTTAGAGTTAAAAAACCCAAAAGGTTTTGTTATTTAGGTTTAGGTTCTACATACAAAGACCGAAAAGAAAAAGGGAGAAGAAAAACACTTTACGATATTAATGGTGAAGAAATGGAGTTTACAATGACTTCTCCATCAATTGTTTTTGACATATCAGATGAATATGACAATCAAGTTTTTACTTGGTTAAAAAATTATCCTAATATTTCTCAGGATTTAATATTTGAAGATACTATAGAGCAAGAAATGGTTTCTACAGAAAAAATGATTGAATCAGCCGAAGCAATTCAAATAGCTGTAGGAATGACTGACAAAGAAGTGCTAGATTTCTGTAAATTAACAGGTATTAGAACTAAAGATAATTCTATTGAATTTATTAAAGCTCAAGTTATTAAGTTGGCAAATGACAATCCTAATAAGTTTTCTAAAATTATTAACGACAGAGATAAAGATTATAGAGTGTTTATAGAGAGTGCTATTGACGAAAAAATTCTTAACTTTGTTAACGGTACTTACAAATACAATACTGAAACTATAGGTTTAACTGAAGATCAGGTTGTGTTGTGGTTAAAGGACAACAAAGACATCCACGCTTTATTAAAAAAGGAATTGTCTTCAACTAAAAAGAAAGTTAAGAAATAATGACATACACAGAAGCGTATACTCACATAGATAATCTGCTAGATAAGGCAGGAACAGCATACTTTACGGATACAGAAAAGAATAATTTTCTTGACTTAGCTGTAATGGAATACACTAAAGGTTTAATAAATACTTTAGAATCCGATGCTCAGTCTATGGAAAAGGTAGCGCCTCTTGTTGCTAATTCTAACAATCAATCTAATAGCTCTGGGTCTGTTGCTCTGCCTAGTAATTTTTATCATTTACTTAGCGCTAATACTGCTACATCAAAAAGCTTAATTGATGTTATGGGTATTAATCAGTATAATGCAGCTAAACACGATCCATTTCATTCAGCTACAGCTACTAATCCTATAGGTCTTTTAAAAGGATCTAATTTAGAAGTTCTTGGTTCAACTGAAAATGTAGATTTTGTTTATGTAAAAAATCCTAAATTAGCAGATGAAGAAGTAATAGGTGGAGATGATTTAGTTGGTGGTTATAATTTAAACTCTTCGGAGGAAATAGTAAATATTGCAGTTAGAAAGATGATGTTGTCGTTGGAAGATCCACGGTATCAACTTCAAGTTAATGAGTTGAGCGCTGAAAAGCGTTGATGACTCTCTTTTTTCCTGCGTTAGTTTGGGTGGTAGATTTGCGTCTACCCCCATTCTTTTAAATAAGATGATATGACTTTAAATGAAATTGCTTATAATATTAAAAACTTAGCCGAAGGTGGTTATACTACTGACGACAATAAATTGAGTATCCGACAAATTAAAGAGTGGGTACATTATCATAGGTTAAACATATTAGAGTCTTATACTGTTAATGGTAAAAAAGCTCCTACAGGATCTACACAAAACATTGGAGTTTATAATGTTCCAGATGAAGGTGAGTATTTAACTATTCCTAGAGTAGCTTCTTTTGGTGAAACTAGAGGAATATCAAGTGTGACATCTGTTGACGGTAACATGGTGTTTGCGAGAACTACACAAGACAAAATAGCTTTTCAAGAGCAAAGTAGATTTACATCTGCCATGCCTAAATTCTTTATTGAAGATGCAACAAAGCTATATTTTTATGGATCAGGTGGTGGTGAATCAGTAAAGATAATTGCTGTACTAGAAGATCCTACAGACTCTCCAAGTTGGGGTGGTGATGATTCAGAGTATCCTGTTCCTGCGCAATTAATTAAGCCATTAATAGAAGCTGTTGCACAAGTAGAATTAAACATTACCTTAAAAACTCCTGGCGACATAATTAACAATGAGGTAGAAGGAGATAGAGAGGTACAATCATCAGGTAAGTAATGCCTTATGTAACATACAAAGATATTTATAAAGCAATATCTAAAAGAGTAAGAGTAGAAGCGTCTGGCAGGAAAAAGACTAAATCTATACCTTACTCTTTGTTTTTTAAGATAGTTACTAAATTCTTTGAAATACTGGCTAGAGATTTAATAGTTAGGAAACAAAAGATTTTGCTACCTTTGGGTTTAGGATCTTTGTCTTTAGAGCAGAAAGAACATAGAAGAGCTTTTCATATTAGAAAAGACGTTAAAGAGTCTAAGTCTAAAGGGTTTCCTGTAAGGTACAAAGTACCTATATTAGATGATTATTATTATAAAATAAAGTGGACTAAGTTTAAAAAAGATTTATATAAGTGTAAACTTTATCCAGCTAAAAAAGTTAGAGAATTAATAAAAGATATATATAATGCAAGTTAGTGTTAGAAGAATAGTAGGTAATGTTGCAAGGAACTTAGGTTTAAGTAATCCTTCTGAGCATTTAGAAGCGTTTATAGAATGGGCTTTTGAGGCTGAACAAAAAATAGGTAGTTTTACTACGTTTACAGAAAAAGAATCTACACTTACTGTTAGTGGTAGTAAAGCGCTACTACCAACAGATTTAATTAAGCTAATAGACGTTAAAGGATCTAACGGTAACTTCTTACAACCTACGCAAAAAACATTTAAGGCAGATGCTTCTGGAGATAAATATTGGATTGTAGGCGATTACATCCATTTTGCGAGCATTTCTAGCGGATCTGCTAGTATCGCATACAAAGGGTTGAATACTGACGAGGAAGGCTTTCCTACGATTAAACAGGGGCACGAAGACGCAGTTGCTCAATATATAATGTGGAGATATAAATCTATAGAGTATTACGAAGGAAAGATTGCTAGGTATATTGTTCAAGATTTAGAAAAAAGATGGTATTGGCTTTGTGGTCAAGCTAGAGGTAATGATAACTTACCTTCTGAAGCTGAGTTAAAGAATATTGCTAGTTACTGGAATACATTTATACCTGAAAGAGAATAGTTATGGCAGAGCAATCTAAACCAAATACTTTTACTGGTGGAATGAAGACGGATTTAGATCCTGGATTTCAACCTAAAGATTCTTATTTTACAGGACTAAATGTTAGAGTTATTACAAATGGTTCTAACTCTTATTCTTTAGAAAATATAAAAGGGCCTTTAGAAAAAAGCAACTTAAATGTTTCTGGTTATAGAATACATGGAGCAGTTATAGTTGGTGACGACATTATAACTACTCAAAAATCTTCAAGCGGAGGCACAAGCCCTACTTGGAAAATATATAAAAACTCAATAAATTCAGATTTTAGTATTAGCAGTCCTACTCAGTTATGGTCTGGTCAAAGTTTGTTTTCTTATGTTTCTGGTAAAATAGAAATTGAATCTGTAATTGAAACAGAAAATATTCATAGAATATATTGTACTGATGGTTTAACAGGCCTTAAATCAATAAATATAAAAGATGAAGATTTAAGCTCAAAAACAGTAAACGATTTTCTTGCGTTTAAACCAAACGTAATGCACCAAGTTGAGCTAGTTAACTACAATAATACTGGTGGTAATTTAAATTATGGAGCATACAGTTATACTTATAGGTTGGGATCAGAAGATCAATCTAACTATACTCATTGGGCTCCAATATCAAGACCAATAAATATTGTAAGAAATAGTATAGCTACAAATGACGGACTTACTGTTGAAGGTGAGTTGTCATCTTTTAAGTCAACAAAGTCTTTAAGTTTAGAAATTAATAATTTATCTACAGAATATGAAATAATTGAAATTGCAGCTATATATTATCCCTCTGAAAATGTAAGTTCAATAAAGGTAATAGAAGAAGGCTCTATAAGTAGTTCAAAATATGAATTTATACATAGTGGATTTGAATTAGAAAAAGTTGTAGAAGGAGGTATAGCGTCTGCTATAATAGATAATACTACTTGGGATGTATGTAAGTCTTTAGCTCAAAAAGATAATAAACTTTTTGCTGCAAACCTTAAAAGTCAAGTTTTAGACTTAGATTTAAGTACTTATAAAGTAAAATCTTATAAGATAACGGATTCAGATGACTCTAATGATACTAACGTTACATTTACCGCACATACAGAAGAAGCTAACCCTCATAGGTTTCAAAATGGAAGTGGTGGCGTAAGAATATATGATAACACTAATTATGTAGAGGATAAAAATCATTATAAATTTTTAGGTAAAAATTTTGGAACTACTACTAATAAGTTTGTGTTAGGAGCTGAAACGCCTGGATATTCTTCAAACAGTAATGATGGATTTAGAGTTACTTTTGATCAGGTAGGTTATAAAATTGATGAAACTGCTACAAATGCTGATTATGCTGGTGCAGCTTCTGGAGACACAGGAGAAAGAGAGTGTATTCCATTTAAAGTTTATGCAACTGAAAATACAGATACTTTTGCTGGAGGTAAAAAAGGGCCTCACAATCCTGCTTGGGATACAAAATACAGAAGCTTTAAAAGAGGAGAGGTTTATAGGTTTGGTATTGTTCTTTACGACACAAAAGGTAGACCTGGATTTACTCATCATATTGGTGATGTAAAAATGCCTGAAGCAATGGATCATAATAATTATTCTTTAGATTCTAGTGGAAATCCTGTAATTAATACTAGTACGTCATTAAATAGCATAGAAATAGAAGCTCAATTGCCTGGTTGGAAACCATCTACTAGTTCAAATAAAAATGTTTATGGTTGGGCTTTAATTCCTAAAATAGAGGTAAGACTTCCTAGCACTATTACCAGTAAAATTTCTGGATATAAAATAGTTAGAGCTGAATTACAAGACAATGATAAAACTATTATAACTCAAGGAGTTTTAAATAACTGTGTTAATCAAAGTCCTGATTATGGAAATGCAAGTATTAGAAATAAACACTTAGTTGAAGATATACCTTACTCTGTATTAGAAACAGACGATACTGGATATACAAATATTAATGTTAATCCTTTTAGGACTGCTGATAATGCTTTTACTTTAGATACTCCAGATGTTACTATTGGTGGTAAATCTTATGAGTTTTTAGATCAAGGTTACGATTTGAAACTTGTATCTCCTATTGTGATGGGTAGAGAATGGATGACTGAAAATAATGTTTCCTATGATCAATTTAATAGTGAATTTACTTTAATGTCTGGTGGAGGGATAGATGTTGATGACGGAGTTTCAGATACAGATGAAAGTAATAATAATGTTCATAGTCAAGCTAATTTATTTAGGTATAAATGGATGTCTGCTAACGATATGGGTTTAACTTCTGATAGTGATGATGATGTTGTTCTTTCACGTATAAAAAATGCAGATAATAATCTTGGTTTGTTTATGCAGCATGTAGGGTTAGACTACGTTAAGAGCGTTACAAACGGAGAGCAAGTTTCAACTACTCAATCTGGATTAAATAAAGTTTTTCAAAATTCAAGAGGTGAAGATTCTTGGACTGATTTTGATAATCAATATGGTAGTCATTCTTTAAATTATCTTTACGAAAAAAGAGCTGATTTTGTTGGTAATGCAGTTTCTACTTTATTTTTAAAAACAAGTAGCGGAACATCATCAACATCAGCAATAAGTTACAAGGACACTTTTGATTACGTTGGTAAATCTATACATAGAGTAAATGTTTCTTCTAATAACAAGTACTTTAGAGCAATTACAAGTAAATGGGTAGCTGAAATAGTTAGAGATACAACTGTAAATTTTGAGCAATATGGTGGATATAATGATTCAGCTATTAGCAATACAAGGTTCTACGATTGTAGTAGTTTTTATGAAAAAACAACAACAAGCTTTCAAATAACTGGAGGGGATACATTTTGTGATTTTTATACCTACAAAAATATTTGGCCTAGTGGAGAAACAAATTCTGGAACATCACCTTATTATAATACGTGCGTTCCTTTAGAGTCTGGTTATAATTTAGCCTTAAGGAATGGTATATATTGTGGTTCTTCAAAAATTTTAACTCAAGCAGGTGAAGATCAATATTACTATAACAACTCTTACAATCAAGAGTCAAACCTTTTAAGTAGCGTTGTAAAGCCTTCTAATTGGGATTCTAATGATTTATTTAAATCTAAAATTGCTTCTTCTAAAACTAAAATAGCAGGAGAACCTCAAGATGCTTGGTCTATATTTCCTGCAAATGATTTTATAGAATTAAATTTATCTAAAGGAGAAATAAAAGATTTAATAAACTTTAAAAATCAACTTTATTGCATTCAAGATTCTGCTGTAGCTTTTTTATCTATAAATTCAAGAGCTTTAATTCAAGGTGAAGGAGCTGCTGCTGACATACAAATAACTTCTGGTACTGGAACTGTAATAGAAAGGTATGATTATTTAACTGATCAATATGGTTGCCAACAATACAATCAATCTATTATTAGTCCTAGTTCTTTTTATTTTTATGATGAAGATAAAAAAGAAATAATTAAGTGTGATGGAAAATCTATTATACCAGTTGCGTTTCAAAATAACTATAAAAATTATTTAACAAATATATCTGGATCTATAAATAACCCAACAAATGGTTTAGGTGATTTAGATGCTTTGGCTTTAGGTTATGATTCTGAGTTTAGAGAGTGTCATTTTAAAATTAAATCTAATTCAATAAACTATAACTTTGTTATATCAGATATAGATGGAAGTTTAGTTAGTGAAATAAATCACGAATCTACTTTAGGATCTTCTATTTATTTTAACAATTACTTACCCTATAAAGGAAAACTTTATGGCCTTAAATTAGATAGTTATACGGACAGTTTGTATTTATTAAATTCTGGAAGTTATCAAGCTTACAATCTTGGGTTTGTAGTTAATGATAGTGCTTCAGAAAATAAAGTGTTTGATGTTTCTGAAATATTAACAGACAGCTCTGTTGCGTTTACAAATCATGTAATTCAAGGATCAGTAGGTGACGAGCAAACTGTTACTGAAAACAGAATTAGAGAGGGAGTTCATAAGATTGCATTAAGAGGTAGCGGAGATAGAGTAAGAGGTAGCTGGATGAAGCATACAATAAGCTATTCTTCTCTTGGAGAAAAATTTAATATATTTGCTGTAAATACGAAAATAAGAAAATCAAGATAATATGCCTGGAACAAGTAAGTCGTTTAATTTATTAGGTAGAGAGTTTTACAGAACTCCTACTGGAGATGTATTAAATATGGGTAAAAAAAGTAAACCTACTGTTAGTGACTCTGTTAGTTTAGACTCAAATAATCCTGTAGAAAGTTTAATACCTAGCGGTGGAAACCCTTATCAAATGGATAACCCTTTAGTGTCTGACGCTAAAACACGTAAAATTACTGGAGGATCAAGAGCTGACAGAAGAGAAGCTAAAGGTTTAGCTTCAGGTGTGAGTGTTCAAGGCGGAATAGGATTAGCTAGTGGTATATTAAATGAGTTTAACCAAGACGATAAGTACGATAATAAAGATGTTGCTTTAAATACTTTAGATTACGCATCTAAAGGACTCCAGTATGGGGGTGTGTGGGGAGCTGCTGCTGGTGGTGTTTATGGATTATTTAAAGGCTTAAAAGAAAAAAAAGAATTTAATGCAGAGCAAAAAAGAATACAAATAAAAGAAGGTAATGATGCTGTAGTAAGTCAAGGAGCGGATTTTAAATCTCAAGGAGATCAGAGGCAAAATTTAGATGCTTATTATGGCGCAAATAAATCTGGTAATTTATATGGCGCTCAAGATATTGATAATTTTATAACACAAAATAGAGTATAATTATGTCAAAAGAAGAATTAAAAAAATATTTAGGCAACGAAAACGTACAATATTTTTTATATCAAATATTTAAAAGTGAGTCAGATAAAGATGATGGCGTAATTAATTTAGGTGGATTTAATCAATCTGGGCCTAATCCTAAAAAAAATTATTATAGCAGTTCTGCTTTTGGTTCTCAACAATTTACAGGAGAAACTAGAAATGACGTGTTAAAAGGATACGGAATTGATGCTTGGTCGCAAGATGTTAATGAGCAACAGATGGCTACATTAGCTTTACTTTCTATGGATGGTACATTAAAAGATGTATTAAAGGGTGATTATAAATCTACAATAGAAAAAAAGCGATGGGAAGCTTTCACAAAAAGACCTACCTTATTAACAGGAAGTAAACCTGATAATTGGAAAACAAAATACAGTAATTTAAAAGATAATTCTGTATATGATCCTAAAAAATCTTGGGATAAAATACCTGATAAAAATAAAGTTGGAAAAATAAAACTTTTTAATAGCAGTAAATATTCTCCTATTATAAAAGAGCTTGGCTTATCGGATACAATAAACTCTAATATTGGAGAAAACCAGTTAAAGCAAATAAGTAATCTAACATCAGAAGAAACTTATGAAAGCAATATAAATTTAGGACTTTCAAAAGAAGAGCAAACAGCCTCAAATATTGTTGGAGATGCTAAAAAATTAGTAGAAATACATGACGCAACTGTTAACGCAAGAACAGACGTAGAAGATGTTGTTAATTTTAGGACTACTGTAGATGGAGTTTCTAAATCTTTTGCTAACGATTTAAAAGATGGTAGATTTAAAGGGGATGATGATGAAGCTAGATCAGAGTACTTTAAAAGAATATCTAAATCTTTTGGCTGGAGTGATGTAAATCAGTTAGATCCAAAACAATTAGGTGTAGCTAGAGGACAGGTAGAGGAGTTTTTTCAGTACACTAAAGGTCAGGGTTATGGAGAAAAAATAGGAGGAGATCAGGCTTGGGATTCTTTATTTGAAGACATGACTGAAGATAAGTATTATCGTACTTTAGAGTTAAGTAAAGAAGTAGGGATACCTCGTACTGGGCGTGCACCTAAAGAAGTTTACGCTGAGTTAAGTGGTAATCCTATTACAATGAGTATGATTGAGGGCTCTTATAATACAGAGAGCGGCTATGATGGTAGAAAGTTAATTTATGATGAGTCATCGTATGATAGCTATTTAGCCAACAAAGCACCAAGATTAAGAAAGCAAATCTCTAGTGGTGAAAACACAATAGAAGATGTTGTTAATTATTTATCTGAAAATCAAAGTGAAACTTTTATAGTTCCAGATTCTGAGGAAAATGCAATATCACAATCTATAGTAGATTCAGAATTATTTCCTGAATCAACATCTTTATTAGACTATGCTGGTAAGCCTAAAGACTTAGAGACTGAAGAAGATAAAAAAGTTAGAAAAGAAAAAGAGTCAAAACTACTCGGAGAGTATGGCGCTTACTACGATAAGGATGGAAATATTGTAAGCGAAGACTATATAGCTAAAGAAGATAAAGATTTAAGTTTTGATCAATACAAGAAAAAATACCCAGAGTCTACTCAAGAGGAATATAATAACAGAAATATTAAAAAGGAAACTATTGATGATACTGATAGTTCTGATGATTATTTTGATTTAAGAGGAGAAGGTGATTTAAGTAAGGAGTCTTTTTTAGATAAAATAGGTGGATTATCTTCTCTTATTGGTTTGGCTTCTGGAGCTGTTGGTTTAGGTTCGGCATTAAAAGATGTTGACATACCTAAAGATCCAAAGCTAGGCCCTGCATTCCAACAAAGATTAGAAGAGTCTAAACGATTAGCTCAACAAGGCTTAACTCCTAGTGAGTTAGCTAAAGCTCATAACGATTTAGATTCGTCATACGCTACTGGTATAGAAAATATTGTTCGTGGATCTGCTGGTAATAGAGCTCAATTTTTAGCTGGACTTGGAGGTCTTGACGTTGCTCGTCAATCTGCATTAATGGATATTGCAGTAGCAGACGCACAAATGCAAAGACAAAATCAGCAAAAGTACGATAGTATGATGATGATGAATGAGCAATATGAGGCGGCTAGGCAAGCAAAATATCAAAACGCACAATACCAACAAGATTCCGCAAACAAATCAGCAGGAGCTGCGTTAGCAGGGGCTGGCTTATCAATGGTTTCTGACGCTATTGGCAGTAGACAGGTTAACAGATACCACAAATTAAAAAATGAAAAGCTTTTGTTAGACATGGGATATAAAGCTGGTAAAAACGGTAAATCTGCTCAAAATCAAGTTGGTGTTGACAATGAAGGTGTTAAAATGAAAACAAAATGGGAGCTAGATAGCAATCCATTAAATTCAGAGGATCAGGCTGTAAGCTCAGTTGTTAATCAAGGATTACTAGGAAATACTACTTCAGGATTACTTGATAGAAAAGATAATGAAGTTGATTTAGGTCAACAAATGTATGACATATTTAATACAGGAAAATAATGGCAATAGATTACGGAGCAATGCAAGCGCTAACAGAGGCGTTTAAAGGTACATCGGAAGCAAGAAGGAATAGAAGAGCAGAAGAAGCTCAAATGCGTCAAGAGATGATGCAGCAAGAGCAATTAGATTTTCAAAACGCTCAGATGATAGGATCGGAGCAAAAAGCTTTAGAAACTTCAAGGACAAATTATTTAAAAGAGATTCAAAAAATTCCTCACATGAGAGATTATGTGAATAATTATTTTGACGAAAAGACTTCTGAGTTTAAAACTTTAATAAAATCTTATAACGGAAGATACTCTACGGCTATGAGTAGCGGTAAAGTTTTAGATTTTAGAGATAGTTTAATGAGTGATTTA